AACACCTGCGCTCTTTAACAGGCTATTACCGCCCATACCGCCCCTACCACCGTAGGTTGCGGCCTCTAAATCTTTCATTGTTTTAACATAATTGTATGTCATTCATTTCACCTCTCGTACTCCGCAATTAAATTGTGTATATCTCCCCATGACATCTCAGACACGTCAATATCTGGGACTTCAATGGTTTGAGACTTAACAATCTCATCATTCGTGGTTTCTAGGCTCTTTCGTAGCGTAGCAAACTCCGCCCTTAGTGCCTCAACCTCATTCTTTGCGTCATATTCGTTCTTTAAAACATCAGCCTTTCGTACTTCTGTCTCATGCTTGAAGCGAGCCTCAAATTGCTCCTTCAACGAGTCGTATGCCATCTTTTCAAGTTGTTCTGCCTTGAAAGCCTCATACGCCTTTTCTACATTAGCAGTAGAAAGGTCTAGAGTAGAGAATTCATCATTCTTCCACTCCTTATACAATGGGCCTACCTGCGGTGCTTGGGGTAGTTTCTTGCCTTGTGATTCCTCACCGGCTAATCCTCCCTCAACAAAGCCCTCTGGCCCAGTCCTTCCTTTTGCCTCCGAATCGTAGTTAGACATACTAACTTCCGAATCTTCTTTTTCACTACCCATATCGGCCATTGCCATTTCATCCTTCTCAGGCTTCTTATAATCGCCTGCTTCCTTTTCCTCATCAGTATCCATACTTTCGTATGAACCCATTGAAGATGCTTTGGCTGCCTCCGCATCAGGGTCTTCTTCTTTTTGGAGTTCATTAACTTGCTTCATCAGCGCATTAATTTCTTCCAACGTCTTTTCCAACTTATCACTCATTGTATCACGTTCCTCCTTTAAAATATCAAACTTTGCTTCTGGGTTTATTCCTTTCTCACAAATCGTTACTTCATGGAGTTCTAACTTATCTATCTCATTATAGTCGCCTAATTCATTACTAGACTTTTTTCTTTTTGATAATGCTTGTCCACCTATACTAAATGAACGGAGAGTACCTTTTCTAATACCTCTTGAAATTTCTTTTGCTTTTTCTATATCATCTCGGAGTTTAATAACAACATAAAAGCCAACATCATCAACATGGGTTTTGTGTAGAGTACCATGTTTGTCTCTATATTGTTCTATTACCTCCCCGACCTGAACATTTGAATGGTTTGACATTACATTTCTGTATTTCTTTTCTGCCATGTATTTCTTTACTGATTCTTCTAATGCGGATAATGTTATTAAATCATTTTGTTTGTCTACTACTTCTATAGATGCATACCCACCAATAACTAATTCATCAGATTTTAATATATTAAATGCTCCATCTGTATCAGATTTCAGTAAAACCGCTTCCGGCATGAAACCACTTCCTCAATTTACTATATGAAGTCCACGCTATTCGGGGATTTGCATGGTTAATTTCTTAAACCTATCCGTAGATAAATCCCACTTACCCTTGTCTTCTTTTATATCTAGCATCTCTTGTTTGTATCCTGTCCAAACTAACCATGTATCTTCTTCATTGACAGGTACAACCCTAAAGTGAAGTCTGGTGTCAAACTTGTCTCCATCTATTCTATATTCGTGATAACCGTCCTTTTGAACACCTAGTTCAATCTTGCCCTTATCTAGTAACTTCTTCCCCTTTATCCGAGTGGCAATTTCTGCTGGGAATTTACCAGCCTTTCCAAACAAATTGAATATATCTTCTGTGTCTTCAATATCAATATTCCAAGCCTGTCTAGTCTTATTGACTTCAAACACTAAAGTAATATTATCGTCTTCAGTAGTCATTAACTTAAAGGTTCCAACTCTACTTTCTTCTTCATCTGTGTTTTTAGAAATATGGTTAGAATTAAATGTAAATTTTTCACCAGCCATAGGTACAAACTCATCTTGGTCATTCATCCAATTCTTTAGTGTTTGAGTTTTATTTTCAAATAAATCCATAACATTATCTTTTGTGTCTGGGTGTTCCTTAACAAATTCTAAAATTTCTTTTGTTGGTACACCTTCTTCATCAGGGTCTTTTTCTTTTAAGAATTGTTTAATTGCATTTCTAGCATCAGAAGATTTTGTTTTATTTATTTCAGTAATTTGGTCTTTCCAAGAATCCATATCTGCTAGAGCATTCTTTTCCATTAATGAATCTCCTTCAAAACCATAAATAGTAAATCCTTCATAATTACCTTTTAGTATTATTTCTGCTTCTCCATGAATACCATCTGTTATGATATACTTTTTAAGTGCTTCTTGAACATCATAGGCTAGTGATTTTCTACTATCCTTTGCTAATAACTCTAATGTGATTAATTTTTCTGGGGCTTCTACTTCTGGTATTTCAATAACTTTAGCAGAGAATAAACTATATCCTGTTCCTTTACGCTTTACTTCATCTACCTTTACTCTAACGATTGAACCTACATCAACATTTTCCTTAGTGTTTAATGCTTTACCAACGGGTAGGTATGTTTTACCATCTATTTCTTCACCACCATGTTCTCTTGTTTCTTCACCACTCAACGGGCCAACCCCAACAGTATAGGAATACAAGTTAGATTTAGTTTTCTTTTTGTTCAAAACAATAACATCTAAATCAACAAACTTCTTCCATTTAATCCACTTGGGATTTTTCTTATTACCTATGTAATAAGTAGATTCTATATCTTTAATTACAACTCCTTCTGAGGTTCTTGATTGCATAATATCTTCACTATATTTTTTAACCTCTGCTAAAGAATCAGCAATGCGAGTGTTCTTTTTATTTGGGAAACTTAATTCATCTGATGACTGTTGAGAAAATTGATAGAACAGAATGTTTATTCTTTCTCTAAGTGGGTCATCAGCAATATTCTTATCTTCGTGATGCATTATATCAAAGACTCTTGCCTTTAGTTTAGCATCTTTATACTTATTCTTAAACAGGTGTGCAATAGTATCTGCTCTATGTAGTGGTTCGTCTTTATCATACAAAATTAATTCTGCATCTAATATTAAATCACCAAATTGTTTAGCCTTTAATCTTTCAACAACATCTTTACATTTTTCTGTTATGTCTTTTTCATTATAAGTATAGATTTTGATGTTCTCATCCATTTTGTGTATTTGTATTCTGATTCCATCGTACTTCTCTTGAACTACCCATTCCCCACTAAAACCTTTTAAGTCTTTTATATCATTTATTTCAAATATTCTATACATTGGTTTGTTAGGAACTATGAAATCTATTTCTGCTTTTTCTTCGTCACTTTTCTTTAAATCCATAGCAATTAGTTTCTGCCAATTTTCTTCGGTATTTCTCTCTAGATATACCTTTTCTAATAATTCTAATGCTGGCCTAAACTTTGGTTTTACCTTTGATGTGTCAACATCATCACCATAGTGTTCTATAATGTATGTCGTAATGTCATCCAATGCTAAGTCTAGCCCCACCGCACCTTCTGTGATGGTATCGGGAGAAAGCCCATTCTTCTCCCAAGATTCTTCATCAATACTATGCGCGTGTGACCGTAGGGCATAGTGTATGAATATAGCATATATAGAGGGATTCGATACTAAATTTTGTATGACTTTATCCCCCATTTGTTTAGCAAAGGGGTCATTTAATTCATCAGAATTAAAGCGCAGAGTTTTAATTTGTTTCCATAAATCTCTAGCCTGATGAGATTCTGGATTCATTACTTCTTTCTGGAAAACTATCTTTTCATCAAGATACTTCTTCATTTCTCTTGAGAAATCATTTAGCCCATCAAAATCTTCTCTAATTCTCTTAATTGATTTTTGCCAATCCTTTGAAAAACCTTTAGGGTCTTCTCTTGCTGATAAATAATTATATCTAACGTCTTCATAGAAGTTTAGGACACGCTTCGCTAACGAAGGTTTCTTCTTATCAAAGACACCAGATAGGGGCATATTTACCCCTCTATTTCATCTCTTATCTTTGTCTTCTCTTCATCGCTTCCCTTTGCATCAGGAACCTTAGTGGCCTTTGGTCGGCTTAACTTAACAGTCTCACCAGTTAAATCATCCTCGTTGAAATCATCCTTGTTACCAAGTATTTCAACAGCCTTTTCAGTTGCCTTTAGCAGAAGTTCTGCTATCTTTTCTTCTTTTGTTACTTTTTCTGGCATTAATAACCACCTTCCAATTTACTCATCATTGCACCGATTTCATCCCAATCCATCTTAGCAATAGCATCTACATCTGCGCCAGTATCACCAGCAGACATAACTGGAGTAGGAGTATCTACAACAACATAACCTGATTTCATCAACAGATTGTCTTTATCATAAACTGCTCTTTCCAGTTCATTTACTTTATCAACTAATGTCTTTAACAACATTAACATTTCATTTTCGTCACTCATCTTTCTCATCTCCTAAATCACCTTTACTCTTTGGATATACCATCCCTCGTAATTGACGATATAGAATCTCATAGTCCTTTCTCATTTCAGCAGCCCTAGCAACCAAATCAGTATTTCTTTCCTCAAAAGAATTCATTTTCTTTTGCATTGGTTTTGATTTATTAGTATCTAGAGTATTTAATTCATCTAGTAAATCTCCTAGTTTAGTAAAATCTTGACCCATATATTCACTAGGTTGTACGGACTGTAATACCTTTTTAATTTTCTTTTTTTGTTTAGGCGTTGCCTTATCTAGCATAGGGCTGTTTGCCTTTCTTAATATACGTTCCCATGTCATTTACCATACCTCTCATTTAATTCTTTTACTTTAGCCCTTAGTTCATCAATATTCATACCCGGTGTTATTCTAGTAGGTTCTGTCTTTTTTCTTTCTGCGGCTACTTGTTCCATAAATTCATCTACTTCAGCAGTATCTTTTTGTTCTGGTTTTGCACCGGGTCTATCATCCATCTTCTTTCTTTGTAATCTGCGCCTCAACTGTTCTTGTTTCTTACGCTTTTCTTTAATTTCTTTAATCATTGTTTTTCTATATTTATTATAATCAGTTATACTTTCTTTAATATTTTTATATTGTTCCTTAAATTCTTTTTCTTTCGCAGTCATATCATAAGATACATCATCAGAGATAAATGTTTTTTCTTGTAACATTGCACTAAGAGCATTTGCTGCTTTGAAATAATTTAAAATTCTATCATATTCTTCTTCTAATTTATATATTTCTTTAAGATATTTTTTACCCCTTAGACTTTCAAAATTTGCATCTGGATTATCTTTTATACGTTGCCAATCAGAAACCAATTCATCTTCTACTTTAGCAGAACTCCATTCTCTTTGTATTGTTGTCTCACCGGAATCATCCTTAATTTCTAAATCTCTAATAAACCGCCCGATGGTTTTGTCCCATGACTCATTTAATGTCTCATTTATTTTTTCTGATAATCTAAGGAAATCTTGTTTAGTTTGTTGACCTTGGAATCTATATTTACCTTGGTTTACTAACCTAACTAAATCAACCACCGATAATTTTCTTTGGTCTCTTAATAATTCATATTCACGCATAATAGATTTTCTATTAGGTCTTGATAATCCACTTAACTGTTCTAGTTCTTTCATAACCTTTTCAAATAATTCTGTAGGTTCATAGCCCCCATAATCACCAGATGGTGCCATACCTTCGGGGCGTTCTTTCAGACGCATTAATCTGTTATATAAGTTAGGGTGTAAATTTCTAGCACCAGTTTCGGCAATGTCTCCTAACATTAGTAAAAACTCAATATCTAATAACCCCAAATCATACATATCGTTTTGTAAAGTTTCAGATAATTTGACTCCTTTTTCTACAGAATCTACTAATCGTTCTAGAACTAACTCTTCTTGCTTTCTCATTTTAGGTACGGTTTGCTGTTTTGGTTTTGAGGGTTGTAAAAGTTGTAGTAGTTTATCAAACAAATCTTGTGGTATATTAGATTGTATTTGTCTTAATGCTGACATAATATGAGCATCATTAATTTTAACTGGCTTACCATCTTTGTCTGCAACTTGATTACCAGAAGTTGTAGTCTGCGGTTCAATATCACCCTGCCTTTCTACTTCTGTAGCATCTAATTGTATTCTATCATCTCTAATCTTAGACTTTGCATTTTTCAAAATGTCCTTTATTTGAGATGTAGAATAAGGTCTAACTATTCCTTTATTTCTTTCTATTTTTTCAAACAAAACATCTTCTACAGATGTAGCCTTTAGAATTAAACTATTTACTAAAAACCCATCTAAGAAATCCATTTAATCACCTAATATGGTAAACTGTCTTGTAACTTTCTACTTACCTTTCTTTTTGGCTTACCAATGTAATCAGGTACATCAGCACTACCCGGTCTCTTTACTTCGTGTGCATCTGGGTCTGGCCCCACATGGTCAAAGTTTCTGTTCTTTGTTATTTTTACACTGTTTCTTTCAGCATTTCTTTTCTTAGTTAGGGCTTCCCTTAACTGCCTTGTTGTCATTTCTTCTGTCATTTAATAACCTCTGTTATATCTTCTCCAATTGTACCATGAACTTCTTTTTATTACATTAGACATGCTTCTCCAGGCACTTTGGATTTTATCATCGTATGGTGCAGGTTCCATCCACCAATAGTAATTTCTGTTTCTTCTATCTCTATCTTTATATTCTTCTGATTCTTCAATAAACTTATCCCTATCTTCAATATGCTTTGCGTCATCAAACTCTAAATCAATATTAGTATCACTTAATTCCTTAATAGTAATACCCGGAAAGACTCTTCCATCGCCTCTCCAACCTCCTTGCCCTGTTAATAAGATTTCTAAGTTGTTTTTTAAATTTCTTTTAGTTACATCGTCTAATTCGGGATATGTAATATAAAAATCTTTAAATCTTTTAGTATGTGTGTCAGCAAAATATCTTTTTAAAAACATATACATTTTTGTAACGTGTAAGCCTTGTGAAGATTTAGACGCATCATAATCTATTTTAAGCACTTGTTCCCATGTCATGGTGTTCTCCTCTCAGTTCTTCTATCTACGTTTTGATTACCTGCTTCTTGTGGTAAGCCACTAAATCTTTTATCAGGGCCAACACTCATTGATGGTTTATTTCTATTGCTCTTTACTTCTGCTGGCTGACCTGCTTCTTCTTTGGTAGGTCTATTACCCTGTTCCATCATTTGTCCTAATTGTGATTGGTCTATATTTGTTCCAGCGTAAGGGTCTAACGCTATTTCTCCCCCGCCTTCTTCTTTTCCACCCTTTCCTTTTGGTTGTTCTTTGGAATACTTAAATCGTCCCTTATCATCCATTGTTACATCAAAGCCTAGATTCTTTATTGCTGCTGCTACGTTAACTTCTATTTCTCTCTTTCTTAACTTAGCAATTTCATCTTCTTCTTCAGATGGTGGTAGTTTTAGTTCCCAATCTGTTATTCCAAACTCTTTAGTGATAAACGGAAATACATAATTATTCCAAATAGTCTGTGCCATTTCTACTGCTCTATTGGTGACAAGTATTTGCATACCTTCATTGTTTAAACCACCACTAGCAGAATTGTCTGACATGAATACTTTACTCACACCATAGAACCCTGAAATTCTATCCCTCAAATCATCTTTCACAGAAATATAATCCATTTCTTTCAGGCTATCCATAAACTTAATCCATTCAATAGAGCCTTTACCATTTTCTGCTTCAATACCCATTACAGGAATAAAGTGTGGGTCTTGTTCCATCTTCTCTTTGACTCCACGCCAAAAGGATTTCATAGAATCAATATTTCTAGTTTGAACTGCTAACAAACCTCTAGGCATTCTAGCCTTTGAATATGAAGAGTTAACATAATTCTCCATCGCTAATAGAGTAGTAATATGATTCCATAAAGTTAAGATTGGTGACAACCCATATAATCTACTTGGGTTATATTTACTAAAGTGTAAAACCTCTCCCTTGATGTAATGCTGTTCTTGCCCATGACACCTATTAACGTAATAGACTGGGTGCAAAGGAGAACCACATTCATCACAAGTAGAATATGGTTCAGTATGTAACTGGTCTCTATGGTTTAAACAAGTGAATCCTTGTGTGCCTTTCTCACCGTCTTCATCAGTATAAATTGTCATTGTTACAGGGTCACCCCTAAACATTTCCTTTATCTTGTGCATCTTAATTTCGCCGTTACCATCAATATAATATTCTTTCTTTAGAATAATATAAGCATCATCCATAATATTTAGGTCATCCTCTAATTCTTTTAAAATGTCTATAAATAACTGGTCTGAGTTGTTAACATAACCTTCTATAAATTTCTCAGCATATTTGAGTTGCTCTTTATTGGGTTTTTCTAAACTTACTGATTTACATTCAGCACATGTTTCAACAGGTTCATCATGTTCATGCCCACAATCACGGCATTTATATGCAAACTTTTCTTTCCAAATGTATCCCCTTCTAAATATTTCATTCTTTAATTGAGTAGTACAAGTTCTAACAATAACAGACTGTTGTGCTATATGATACAATACAGGAGTTGTAATCATATAGTCTGTCTTTTTTTCTTGAATACCCGGATTAAAAATAGTAGGGTCTTTGGGTGTGGGTGTTCTTCTTCTAAAGAAGTTTCTAACACTAAATCTTCTCTTATCTTCTACCATCATATCACATCCATTTTACTATTTTCTTCAAGTTTTGTAATACCATCAATATCAATGTCCCATGCTTCCCAATCAAACTTTGCGTTGTCACTGTGATTATAGTATTTCATTAATTTAAATAGTTCATCTTTTCTTTGAGCATACCAATCTTTTTTCTTATCATTTTTCTTGATTTTAATTAGTTCTAGTAAAACATTAGCATTGCTTTTCTTAAGTTTAAAATGTGGTAAACATTTGGTTAGTAATTTCTTTATATCTGCTCCTGAATAAAAATTTAATCTGTTAATTAATCTAGTATCTTGTGGTGATTTCTGGTCTAAATGTAATCTACCCATACCAAGTGATTTGTGCATCTCTAACATAAATGCTTTTCCTCTATTCCCCGTTGCTACTAATCCTACTCTTGGATTGTGGTTTTTATCCATTGTAATATATCCATCTGAATCTATAAACGCTGCTGTGTATGCCCAGATATTCTTTTTAATGTCATCATTTATTTTATAATGCGCCCCATCAACATTTGTTATATTTTGTTCCTTTGCTAGTTTAGCAATAATTTGTGGTGAACTTTTATCATATAGATTTTTAGGCAATGAATCGTGTATTTCTCTTGAAGAGATACCCGGTGTTTCACAAACAGAATCTAGTATGGCTTTCCTTATTGAATCCTTTGGCGAGTTACTTATAGGGGTTTGTTTCAGTAATTGCGTGAATTGTTTTTTAAGGGTCTTCATTTCTTTATTAAGTCTTGAATATTCTTTACCATAGGGTAAACCCCTAATGTCCTGTTCTGCTTCCCAATATTTACAAAGAACATCTATTATCTCTCTTCTCTCTTTTGCACTATGAATAGAATTTAACTTGATTAGTTTATCTTCATTATAATTCATTTGCTTTAATGGTTTTTTATACTTTTTAATCCAGTATATACTATCTATGCACTTTTCTAAGTATCCAGAATAGTCTTTAATTAGATTATCAATTGAATTTGTAAATGTTACCTTAGTTTCACCCTTAAGAGTCCTTCTAAACTTTCTCATTTCTTTAATCAACGCAGGTATGTCTTTACCTTCAATTTGATACCTTTTTGGATAGTTGGATAAACCATCCCTTGCATCTGTAAGGTTTAATTTAGCAACTTCTGCATAATCTTTTACTATATCATCATGGTCACGGATAGGCTGCTGTTCTAACCATGCATTTTTCATATCCTTCTCTTTTTGTTCCATTTCTGCTTGAATTGCTTCTACATCTTTTTGTTTATTTGCTAGTTCTTGAAGTATTTCAGACCTTTTTGCCATTTAACTCACCTGTCCTAAAAATTTAATCCCATAAGGCTTGATTTTTGCCCGATTAACGGCTTCTGAGGCTCTCCAAAGATTTCCATGTCGTCAAGGAGTATGAAGGCTTCTGTCGCCGTCTGTGAGGCCGCATTTGCTAATGCTAGAGCCATTACCAAGTCATCGTGTGCGCCTACTCCTTCAAACTTACCAGAATCGGTTATGGAGAACATCGAAAGTTCCTCAATAAGCATAGAAGTCATCTTTCTACTGTTATTATCACCATAAGGCAAGTTAATTTTACCATTTTCAAAGTTCATTTGTAAATTTAGTATGATTTCTTGCTTTTTACGGCGTGTAGTATCGAAATCTCTAACATTTAGGTCGGAAACTGCTCTTAACTCTTGAGTAAATGCCTTAGCGAAGGTATTTGTTTCATAAAGTATACTTTCTGGTTGAAATACTTGTCCAATAAGTCGCAATTTCTCAATATTTTCTCTAAATTTGACATTTTTCGACCTATCAACGTGAACAATTGTCTTATTTGCCTCATCATCCACTTCTAAAACCATAATTACGTTATAATCTCCATCTGTAGAGATAGCAGGGTCAACTCCTACGTAATATTTGTAGCCTTTATCTTTTCTATGGCCTAGTTTTAAGATATAATCCTTACTTTTAGATTTTTCTAGATGTTCTTGGCCAAATAGAGCAGTTCCGGTCGAAACTGGTATACATAAATACTCTCTTGTGAACTTTAAAGAACCAATTTCTGCTTTTCTTTGCATTAGAGCGTCATAATCCCAACGCTCAGGCCAAAGAGGTTCATCTAAAGAATTAAAACATGGATATTTTCTAACAGTATAAGCAGGATTTTCCTCTAGTTGTGAAAATATATCTGTATATGTAAAAGGAGTACCTATCATTCTTAGATTTGCTGTGTGGTGAAGTGTAGGAATCATATCTCCAAAGAACCAATCTGTAACTCTGGTAATACCCGCAATACTAAATTCTTTCAAAGGGTCGTCAATAATAATTTCTTGCGGGTGAAGACCACGAATCTGAGAACCTACCGACCTTTCAAGAACAGAGTTTCCATTTGTTAATGTAATGTTACCAATAGCCCATCCTCTTGTGGGTTTAAATTGCTTAAGTGCTGGTAGATTAAAATATCTATCAATCTCTCTCATGTGAACCATTGTCTGTTTTTGGTTAGATGAGATATATAGCATCTGAAATGGGGGTTCTTGGAATATTAAATTCCAAACTACCCAACAATGCATAAATACAGATTTTCCGTGGTCTCTTGAACAAACAATTACGGTTCTATCTGTAGTGTTCATTAACTCTAACCACTCTTCCATGTATTCTGGATACATCATACCCACTACATTTTGAAAGAAATATGGAAACGAATGTTTAGACAATTCCATATCCATACGATGAGTAAAATCTAACTCTTCTATTTCCATATTAATTACAACTTCCTATATCTTCCATGTCTTTCACGTAAATAATCCATTGTTGTTAAATATCTACCTACTAATGTACTAATACGATTAGGTGCTGCTTTATATTTAACATGGTCTCCTATCGCAGATGGGTTGAATCCATTTTTTAATAGTTTTTCTTTATAAATTTCCTGAACACGTCTTAGAAACATATTATTATTGTGGATTACAGTATCATTGTTAGTAGCATCTAATATTGCTTCTTTAAGAGAAGGATGATGTAGTTTCATTCCCCTTTTTTGTATGTCCATAGAAGCATACATCATATCGTAATCGCTATCAAAGTTTGTGGTGCTAGTAGGATTTTCTTTGGCTGCTTGTATACACATATCCCAACCTTCTAGTATGTTACTAAAGATTTCTTTCATATTACCCTTTTGTGTTCTTGAAAACTCTTCCATCATTTCTCTTAGGGTATTTTCATCTTGTGTTTTAATTTCATCTAACAACTCGTTATTAGCACCTAATTTTTCTAGAACTTCATAAAGCACTTTCTTTACTTCTCTTGTGCAAGGGTCACTCTTTAAAATATCTTGCCACATCACGAAAATCTCTCCTCCTTTCTTCTTCTTGTTAACTCTCTATCTAACAATTCAAATTTACCAGCCATTATTGCATCCATAAGATTCCTAACCAATGGATTATTAAAGTCAAGTGTTCCACTAACTGCTTTTTTATTAATCAAAGTAATAAGAACCAGTTTATACTTGTGTTCAATGTCATTTACTAACTTGTCCATTAGTTTCTTAAACAGTCTCATTAACGTATCATGCAGTTGAATCATTTGGTTATAAGCCTCTTTCATTGTAGGAGATACATAATTCTTAGGGTCTAGAAGTTGTTTAAAGTGTTGTTTATTTTCATCCATAATGTCTAATATTCCATCAAATGCTCTACTCACTTCGTCTGCTACATCAATATGATACCCACTGAAATATAGTTGTTCTGGGCCTTTACCGCCAAAATTTCCAGCCTCATGTGCAAACAATTCATCTATTACAGCACTTCCTACTGTTTCTCCTACTAGCCTCTGCAACTTTTCTTCATCTAGTGCGTTTACATTTCCAGTCTTCATAATTTCCATATACAATTCGTTAAAGTATACTGCCATTTTAAAGATTGACTCTCCAAATTTTTCTGCTACTTGACCAAACGCTTGATGTGCAGATTCGTGGGACAATGTAGTAACAATCATATCTATCATTTCTTCTTCAGATTTATTCTTAAGTTGCTCGGATGATAAATTAATAAACGGGCCTTCGGCTATAGAATGTCTTCCTAATGTTTTTGGTTCATCAGGTTTAAATTTAAAGTCCTTTAGTAATATGTTCTTCCACATTATAATCACTTTTGCAATACTTCTTCCCATTTCATAATAGAACCATAATCTGACCAATCAAAATCATCATCATAATCATAGGGGTCATCTTCTGTTCCTAATTTATAGTATTCATTTAAAAATAATTTTAATTCTCTGTCGGTCATATTTATATTAGGCAAGTCTTCGGCTAATCCTTTACTAGACCTTACCTTCGGTAAATATTGTTTTATCTTATCTAACAGTTGAGTCTTTGATTCAACCTTATCTGGTTTTCTTGTAGGAAACCATCTTTTATTTGGTTTTAACAGATTTATGTTTGGATAAGCAGTAGGATTTTCCTCAATACAAGTTTTATAGAACTCACCTAATTCTTCAAAGAAGTTGGATTGTCCCTCTGGAATACACGTATCCCACCATTGGGCAAACTGCTTAATTAGAAAATCTTTATCTTGAACAGCAAACAGTTGTGGCATATTCGTATCGAAATCTATATCGTCACCCATAGGATAAAAAGGAGCAGGTGATTTATCTGTTCCTATAAATAATCTTCTTAAATGACCAAAATCTTGTAATTTGTTCCATGCATAATCACCGCCCCCATCACCTAATGTCATCCCTAAATAATAATTAAGACCTGGAGACTGGAAAAATTCTTTTATTATTTCTAAAACTATAGCATCGCATCTATTTTTATTATCTCCGGGTTTTGGATTTATTCCTTGTTTCTCTCTTCTTAACATTTCTTCCACGTATGCTTTTTTACCACGTTGTAGAATTTTAAACCAACCCATTTCATCGGTGTAGTCTCTTTCATCTCCACCCTGAAAAGAATCTTCTTCTACCATAAAATCACTTCTCTATTAATTCTAATATTCTTTTAGAAATCCCACCGGGAGTAAATTCACTAACTATTGCATCCAAAGTTACTTTATGTTCAGGATGAGATTCATCACCCAATATCATAAGAGTATTATCCATTTCTAATACTTTTCTTACATTATCAAACCAAGTCATATTCCCATCTCCTCTACTATGTGGTCAACTAAAGCATCCCAAGCCCTTACTGCATCAGGAGTAAAAGAATTAAAGTCAATATAATTTATACCTAAATTTAAATCATCAACTAGAATTTCCATAAACGCTTCGTCATTTGTCAAAACATCTGCAAAATCACGAATAGCCATACGTCCTGCTTTTTTAACATCTCTTATCATTGCCTCTCTTGGTATTTGCATACCCATTCCTACCATTATTGCTACTTGTACTGTTTCTTCCCAGTTTTCTGCTGCTTCTCTTTTTAAATATTGTTCAGCAAGCATAGTAGAAACTTTGGTTGCTAACTCAAAATAGTCCTTGTCTTCTTTTAACATTTTTTTCACCTATATAGTGCCTTTATGTGATAAATAACATCACTGCTCATTCCATATTTTTTTCCTAATGATTCCATACTATCAAATTCATTTACAATACCGATTATATCCTGACTTGTTAAATCAACATTGTAATCTGATTTCATTATATCAATTGTATCATTCACATGGTCAAAACTATCTAATTGACATGTATTGTAATATATTGGTTTACCCAACATTTTTCTAATATCATCGTGCGCATTTAAAATTTGACTTTGTGCGTAAGAGGCCATTTTCATATCAGATTGATTAGTATAAGCCGTTATGAATTCCTGCATTGCTTCTTTGGTAAATGGATTTTTTAACATTTGAGTTTTAAACATATATATTAATCTAACAACCTGATGATATGTGGTTTTGTGTGTCTTTCTATCATAATTTAATTCATCAAGTCTTCTATTTTGTAATGTCATACCTTCAATGTTAAAACTACTATCTCTTCTAGCCTGTTCTTTAAGTTCATTAGCAAACCAATGTAAATCGTTCTCTGCATTTCCGGGTGTAATGTTTTGTAATACATCTAAAACACCATCTGCCTTTTTCCTCATTTCCTCTGGGTTTTTCTTTGCCTTATTGCTGGTCACAACATAATCAGTGATTTTCCTTAAATCTCTAGGAGTTAAGAAAGCAATGAAGTGTTCTCTATATAGGCCCAAGGTTAACTGTGCTATGTTTTCAGGGCCATGATTAATCAATGCGCTTAATGTATCCGCTTCTAAATAACTAGGAACAGATTTGAATGGTAACATTAATTCTCTAACTGGGTCTCCATAATACCTATCTGCTATTTCAAATAAATTAACTAAACTATCTGCAAACTTTCCAAAGGATTGTGGTTCTCTTTTCTTACCCTTTTTTCCTACCTTTACTCTACTAAATAAATTGAAGTTTTGAAACATTTCACTTCTTGCTGCTGCTTGTCTTGTGCTTGGTATTTTTTGCTCTCTCTTACCCCCAACAGTAGCCTCTTTTCCGGGAGCCATATCTTCTAATTCCATGTGTATAGGATATGTTGAGGCTTCTAGTGGGTCTTCTAGTATTCTCATAATTATAGTAACCATCCTTTTGTGTAGGCTTTCTATTTGCTCAAAAGGAACTTCTATATCGCCATACTTCTGTAAGGTTTTTGCACTTTGTTCAGTAGCAGGTAAATAAAACTTATCTCTGTTTTTTACATTTTCAAATACTGTTTCTTTGTAGTCTTCGTGTTCATCTAAAATTAACTTGTATATTGCGACAACCCCCGGATTGTTCTTTTCAGCATCAGTTAATCTACTAACAATTTCATTTCTTGTTTTCTTCCATGAATCAGATGTATATTTCTTTTTCAAAATGCCAGACTCTGATGACATGGCAAATAGAGGGTCAACCTCTTCATACATATTTATATTAGCAACCTCTTGCATTAACCCTTCTATTTCCATTTCTGTTTCATCTTTGTCTTCAAGAGTTGTTTCTGCTACAGGTGTACTTTCGCCCTCTTCTTGATAATCCCAACCAGCCTCATCTGAATAATCAAACTCATCGTCATCTTGAATATCCTGAATTACTTCAACTGCTTCTTTACCTAAAATTTTTCTAAATTTTTCTAATGCTAATCCTCTTACAGTTGAACTAACAACTGCATCTTTACCAGTAGTTATGTTAAAAGGTATAGCGGGAACTTCCATAATATAATTTAAGTTATCATCCATCATATTATATATTTCTTTTAACTCATCTAACTCTGCATCTAAATCTTCAATAGTTTCTTCATCGGCTTCTCTATTAACAAATCTACCAGTTTCACGCCTAGTTCTTTGACCTGTTTCATCTACAGAATCTTCATACTCTTCAACTACTTTATCCCATAGTGTTAGAATTTCTTTGATAGTATTTTTCATATCAGCATAGAGAGAATGTCTTTCTTCATAGAACTCATAAAGTTCTTCCCTATCTTTAGATATTTTAGGGTCAATACGAGTAATAGAACTTCTTCTGCGGCTAATCTTAGTAGAACTTTGGGGAGCAGGTTCATCAATTTCATCTAATAAAGATTGAAGACCCTTTTCATATTTTGTGTTTTGTGTTAAATAAAACTTAATTTGTTCTAATAATCCCTTTTTACTATTATCATCAAGATTAACAGTTGTAAGGTTTTGATTATCTAATTCTGTTTTCAAATCTTCTAAATCTATTTTTTCATTATTGTATTGGAAGTAAACCAATATTTCAGAACGTATTACGTTGTTTAAAATATCGGACGGTCTTACTTTGTCAAGTTGGTTTATGTAATTGCTAATGTAACCGTCAGAGAAATCTCTATCCTTAAGTTCTGAACGAATAGAGTTTAAAGAAGACTCTCTATTGTCTCCTTCCTTTAACCTTTCTAGATGATTAGCAGAAATGTGAGATTCTTGAAAGTCTAAAGAGTCAATAGAATCTAAGAAATCATCTAGGTTTTTGCTATCATGTTTATCAGAAAACTCACTCCAAGACAACGCTATGTAGTCTGTAATTAGTGCTTTACTCATAGTTATACCTCAGTTTTACTTATAGATTTAATTAAGTTTTTACTTTCAAGAATTTCAAATAGTTTTCTAGACTTGCTTCCTTCATCAATTACTAAAGCATTTTGATATGTTTCTTTGTTTAATAAAATATCATCAATTTTTTCTTTCACTTGGTCTACTAATCCTTTTATGATATTTGTATAATTAGCATTTGCTGATTCTATTAACTTATCAATATCAATCTCGCCCCGCTTGAACTTTCTAGCCTCCGACTTAAAAGGAGTTCGCCCATAATATAAATCTATATTATACAAGAAATATAACATATCTGGTGCATTAGCATTTATCTTATTACTAACCTTAAATCCTTTAGTATAACTCTTGAGGCTATCCTTTAAATCCATCTCGATTTTTTCACCTTGACTTTCATCTTTCTGTCTTAAAATCTTTAGTTCGTAAACTAAGTCTTTCAGGTCATCAAACTTCATACCTGGGATTTTATTATGGTCAAACTTAAATGATGATTCTACTTCAACAAATGGGTTTGCGCTCCTTAACGCTCTTTCTAACTTTCTAGCAGTAGATATTGAGGGTTTAACCTTATAATATTCTTCTAATTCTTTGACAATACTTCTAGGATTCTTTCCGGCTAACCCCATCAACATTTCTTTTTCTTCACTAGAGAATAAATTAGTTACTTGACCTTGTAGACCCTCAGTTAATTTCTTAAAGTTCTCTTTATCACTTCCTTTGAGTCTTTTTACAAACACTGCCATTTCTTTTCTAGATGCATTGTATATTTCTTGTAGGTTTTGAACCTCTCTTTCTGTTAAGTCACCTGTTGCCTTCGGTTTACCCTCTAATATGTTTCTTACCTTATCTGGTATAAACCTAGTTTCTGTTTGCACTACGCCCTCTCTAACTAAATCAGATAGATTAAAGGATGAACCCTTTAATACAGCAGCAAGAGAAGCGGAAACTTTAGGCCGCATTGCGCTACCTAAAAGTTGTATTTTAGCATTGTTAATAGTTTTAGTCGCACCTTGATTAATTTTGGGTACAGGCATAAACATTCTGTCTTTTCTAAGTCCTTTGTATGCTATACAATTTAAATATTCAAGTGCGTTCTCACCAGTTGTTACAGTAGTTTCATATTTTTCTAACTCGGCTTCTCTTACCTTGTCTTTAACGTTCTTAGGGGTTTCTCCCTTTACATATAATTCTAGTAAAGGAGACTTAGAAAAAGAACCTTGTTTTTCAAAAAGTAATAAAGCGTCTTTATCTGTTGCTTTAGACTTTCCTCTCCCACTAATACGCATGTGAGTGGAATCTAATATCTTCTTCATATCAGGCCAAGATGTGGTTTTCTCAAATTCAATTGTTACGTTTTCATCCCCACTAACTGTAACGCTAGTACCATCTAAATCAGTACGTAATCTTTCTATTTTCTTATCCCAATTTTCATCTTTAATAGGCTTCGTTGCAGTTAAAGCAAACTCCGAAGTATCAAAGTAAAATAAATCGGTATCTTCCATATCTATAAAATCTAAAATGGCTTTTCTGTTTTCGTTTAATAAATTAATTTTACGAGTTCTAGTTTTACCAGACCAACTTCTAACAGGTTTTGTTCCTACAAAGGATATTAATGCATCCTTATCTTTATTCTCAATAATACTTTTAATTCTATCTTCCATATTTGTTTGAGAACCCTTGTTTTGTTCTGTAATAATTTCATTTAGTTTTTCCAATAATGCTTCTGCATTTTTTTGGATACTTTCTTTATCTAATCCCTCTGGTATATCTTCGCCTTCGGCTAATCTTTTAGTTTGGTCACGGCTTCTGATAAGATTCTTCTTATCATCACCTTCGGCTTCTGCAATCAGATAGTCTAACCCTTGTTCACTACCAAGAAAACCCGGTAATGAAACCGGGTCTGGCAATGCCTTCAGTAAGTCTATCCAAGCCAATTAATCACCTAAGCCAAATCAGTTCTGAAACTACCTGTTCCTTCACCACTACCTTCATCTGGCCTATATCGGTCACTAAAAGAATCAAACTCTGCATCTGGGTTTCTTCTAACTAAATCCTTAAATTCACCATAGAACTCATCATGGTGCATTTCAAATCTATTAGATGCTGCTTTTCCTTTAGGAGTAGGTCTTGGGAAGTTTCTCATACTTGCTTGTGCATGTCCCACTTCTCTTCTCATTAGTCCCTTATCTACAAGTTCCTTTATGTATTTACTATCTGTATCCTTACTTAACTCACCCAAACCAAAGGCAGCAAATTCCTCTTTTCTTCTTCTACTTTCTCTAGGCTTTGTCATTTGTGTAAATAATAGTAATGCTGCTACTGCACCGTTTGTTAAATCATAATCCATAGGTTCCACACCAGTAGGAACTTCTATAGTGTTTAAGAAATTGCTTTCTGGTGGTACAAATCCATATACTTCAAATGCAAACTTCATTCTAGGTATTCTACCATCTCTCATGTGAACCATCAAACCTATTTCATCATCCTCTAATGTGAAGGGTTCTTGTCCTTCACCTAATCTTTTTTCCATTGCAGTAGGTGGAGACATAATATTATTCTCTAATCTCATTTTAGCCCAAGGATACCTAACTGCTCCTGTTTCAGAATTAAGAATGGTAACTAAACCAACATGGTAACTTCTACCACGAAGCGAAGGTGCAAATCTTTTAGTAGGTAATCTACGAACTTCAGCCGTAACATCAGAACCACCTCTTGGTAAGTATTGTTCAGCAGGGAAATAACCGGGTGAGAATAACTTTTGAGCACCGGGTATATCCGCTACTTGAACTATAGTATATTCATCACCGCTTGGTTTAAATGGCGGGGGTGCTTTCCTGATTGTTCTAAACCATGTCATTCTTCTTCACCTTCTTCTCTTAACATTTCAAAATCTTTACCAGTTATTTTACCATCTTCGTTACGGTCAAGTTTTTTCTGGTCTCCTTTTAACTTAAGTATTTCTTGCCACTTCATTTTTTCACCTACTGTCTAATTCCTAAATCATCAACGTATTCACGATATTCATCATCTTCACAATCCCAAGGTTGGAAACCGTGACTTCCACCTACTTGTTCTACTCTCTCTTCAAAATGGGTTTGGCAGAATTGTTCTTCTGTCTCTGGATTTTTCCAAATTGGATATTCATCACACAAATCACAAACACACTCATTATCATCATCGGGGTCTCCTTCACCCCAATCACCTAATGCAGTTTCATTTATTACAATGACTTGTTGCCTTGCACCTGCACCCCCACCGCCCATTTCACCACCACCGGGAGGGTCAAGATTTGGATTTGTAGGTCTGGCCTTTAACTGATTAAACCAATCACCTCTTTCCTTATGTTGTAACATAGTTCTAACATTTGCATAATTATCAAAGGAACTTAATTCTGATAAATTGAGACCTCCTAATTCTGGGCCTGCGTTTTCTTTAGCGTCCAATAAAGAAGATACTAACTCGCTACTATACATTGTCCCTTTCGTTTTCTTAGGTGGATATTGCTTCAAATGATTTACCATACCTTCGTAGCCCATCATTCTTAATTCTGCCAAGACCATATCAAAAACGCGGCTATAATCCTTCTTGCTAATTTCCATAACTAAACCTCTCATTTAGTTTTTCTTTTCTAGCAGCACAACCACAGTCTTTTCCAGTCTTCTCAGATACATAATCAACTGCCTTCTTTATTCCAGTTGCTTTAGTGACCCTTTCAATAGTATCACCCAATCCTTTATCTTCTTTTAAAATATTTTTCCAACTCACGCTACCATTCTCCTATAAATACATTTTTTCTTTCTAGTGCTTGTTTAACATTCTTTCTCATTAAGGCTTTTACTTTACTAACTACTGCGCCTCTTCCAGATGTTGTTATAATAAATTTTACTGGTCTACCATCAGGACTATCTTCTCCTTCATACGTACAATGTATTTTTAAATGTTGATTTTTACTAGCAATAATTTCATCAATTGTAACCCCATCTATGCTTTCTATTCCTTCCTTTATTTGTTTCAATACTTTACGAGAAATATATTTTCCTTTAATTATATCAAACCAATTCATGCTAACTTCTCTTCCATTTTTTGTTTAACGTCTAACCAAACTTGTGGGTGATTCTGTGCTAATACTTCTTGAACAACTTGCATCTGTGCAACAATAACTGTATCTTGTCTCTTGTGTACTAATTTACCTTTGAATTCTAATAAGTATCTCAGACTTTCTCTTACTTCTTTTGCTAATTTCGTTAAACTATCAATATATTTTGGATGTATTTCATCTTGGTCAAATAACAAATCTAACTTGTCTTCAAGTCTCACAAGAATCTTGCTCAAGGACTCAACTTCATCCACTTCCTTCACGGCTATAATGCTTGCCGCAGTCTTCTGAACTAACGGCTGCAAATGTTTCCTCATGTGACGCTTAACCTGCTCTTCTGAACAATCTGCCATTCTTGCGACTAAATCAGGAGTGACTTTACCTTCACTTAATTGTTCTTCAATAAGCCCTCTCAATTCATGGGTGCAAATCTTACATCTAGGATTAGAAGCATCATAATATTCTCCCATATGATTTCTCTGGTGTTTGGCCGTAGTGCCACTAGGCCACCCATATTCTAAATCTATTGCGTCTGGCCTTCTAGCCATAGTTTCTAATGCTGCTTCTATATCATCACGGTCTTCGTGATTACATAACTTACATCTTTTTCTTGTTACCATTTTATCACCTAATTACTAAATATATAACTCTCGGCTGCCATTGCTGCTAATTCAACAATATTACCTTTATCTAAATTCTCTTTAATTGTTCGCATCACAATAGAATCTAATGTTGCTACTTCCCCTTGTCCGGCTAACTGGGATGCTTCTTCCCAATAGTGAGGATACCTACGTTTTACCTCAGTGTATATTTGCATGACTCTTGCTTCATTTTTTAAAATGTCTTCCCAATAATCTGTTCCCATGATTTCTTAACCTCCTTTTTCCTTTTAACATCTTTACTAACGTGATAAACAACATCTCTTCCTGGATATTTCTTACACTTACCAGTTAACGTTGCTAACTTTCTAACTTGTCTTCTAGATATATTTAATTGAAATGTCTTTATGGTTCCTGCTATCTCGTCTAAGCCACCCTCTCTTTTCAAAAACTCACTTTGATTAAGACCCGCTACTGCAAACTTTTCATTAATTGCTTCCCTATACATTGGTCTATCCATCCAATGTAATGTTTTCTTATTTATACCGGGGCCGGGAGAGGTCATAGTTCCAACTTTAGATTCTACCCATCTTTTTACAGAAGGTATCTTAATCAAATCTGCCGCAAGCAATCCATCTCCTTCATCATCAACCTTTAACTTTAAGTTAGTAATGGTTGCTTTCTTAGTCAATTTCTTTGCTTCTTGGCAAATATAATACAATCCATATTTAACAACATCTCCATCACCATTAGCAAATAATGCTTGCCACATAGGAGGCTTTGCTGTATTCTTACCATCGCTTCCTGTTGCATACCAACTAGGATTAACAGGAGAAATAGTTTCTTTCTTTTCTCTGCCAGAAACACCAGATAATATTTCTCTTACTTTATTATAATCAGGTGTTCGATAATGTCCATAAACAATTGTAACATCATCATCATCATAGTCACCAGTGTCTTCATCTACCTCTGATGGTATAGGCACAGTAAATCTAATGTTTCTTGGGTCAGTATCTGAGTCTCTCATATTATCTAATGCTTTGATAACATCATCAAGAGCCTCTAAATCCACCTCTTCTAATATAGCAGCATCATTATCCCACTCTTCTAACATTTCAACAATACTACCTGCGCCTTCAGACCTGCTAACTTTATTCTTAGTATAAGGTCTAGCAACCACACCATGATTTTTTATTAAATCAATAAGTTTAGTTTCTGATGTTACTCCTAGTTTAGAACCACCTACATTACACTGGGTTTTCCAAGTATCAAACATTTGTTGAAACTTACCATAATCAAACTCTTGAATACCAGCATACCCTCGACCCTTAATAGGTCTTGATGCTTTCTTTTTACTTCCTTTCTTTGCCACGCATCCATTCCTCCCAATCTTCTTCATCAAACCCATCATAGGTTATGTTAAACAATGCATCAGTTCCTTCATTACCTTCTCCGCCATACGCTGCCCCCGAAACAACCGCACCTTGCGTTTTAAGTAATTCAAACCAACCCATCACAATCTATCCTTAATATAACTGCCTATTTCATTATAGATAAGTTGGTCACCGTGTTGTAACACCGGAAACTGTCCCTTATCAGATATTTTCTTTTCAGTAGCGTCTGTAACTTGAAGGTCAAGGTGTGATTTTAGAGCCACCATTGAATGTGCTTCTAAACTATCTAACATATTTACAACATCTTGATATGGCTGTGAATCTTCGTCTATCACCATCCAAAGAGTCATTCTTTGCGTTGATTCTATTTCATAATCTTTCAAGCCCCAGCCTCTTCTCTTTCTTTCTTCTTCAGATAGTTTTTTATTTGGGCTTATACTCATATCAGAATGTCCTCTATCAACTCTAGGTGCTTTACCCCACAGGTCGCTTCTACCGGGATATTTTTGTTCCATCTTTTTCTCATGTAAATATCTAGTAAGTTCATCTTCATCATCCCAGAAAGATTCTCTCATTCTCTCATTTAGATTCATTTCTTTCCATGAGATTTTTCCTGTATCAGTAATTTGTGATTCACCTCTATACAATTTCAATCCTTCAGGCCAATCTTTTGCCATTTTTCGCAATTCGGCCGGTACTAAAACCCCTCTTTGTCTAGCAATAGGATTGCCACCATAACTTCTTACCCAAGTTTCAATTACCATATCTCTGGTTTTTTGGCTTACTTTAGTGTCTTGCCCAACATCTTCATAAAAACTTAGATTTTCAGATTCATCGCCAGTTCGTAATCTAATCTTTTTACTTCCGGGTATTTGTAATTCTCCTGTTTTACAATTTAAATATATATCTACTAAACTGAAATCATAACCAGCCTTGTCATCTATTTTGGCAGGCACATCGCGACTTGCACCATATCCAGTATTATATTGATATTTCATTTCCATATATTCTTGAGCAGGAACAAATGAACCTTGACCCGCATATTTTTTGAATGGCGCAGGTTCATGTATATCTATTGTTATTTTTCCTGAGCCACCCATACTAAATGGTCTACCTTTAGGAGTCTCTTGGCCTTCAAAATCAATAGTTATATCCTTTCGTGGTAATCTACCTTTATTTAAAACAACACCATCCGCATTTTTTACTACACCTGTTCTTTTAGTGCTTTGGCCTGTCTCTTGATAATCTTCACCTTCTGTTACAAACATATCTTCTATATCTGGGCATGTTAATTGTTCACTAATGATTTGCCGAACTCTGTCAGTACCGAAAACTTGATGAATTCTAGGCATTTCAAATTTAATAAAATTTTGAATGAGGTCTTTAACTTGAAGACAACAATTAGTATCACCGCTTGCTTCTCCTTTTTCTCTAACTACTTTAGCCGCATCTTTTGGAAGTGCTGTAAATCTATCTAATTCACCCTCAACTTCCCAATCATCCTGATACATGGTACCTTTAGACCTTTGTGAAATGGTTGCTTGTTCATCAGCACTCTTCTTACCTTCGTTTTTAATTATATTCCGCCAATCGGAATCTTTCTTTTTGTCATCAAACATTGTTTTACCTACCTTTAATTCGTTTAACCATTTAGCAACTCTAGACTTCAACTTTGCACCCTGAGGCAGTCTAATAAAGTATTCGGACTTTGCCCCGATAACCCTACCTTCATCGCTGTTTATTTTTTCTAATGCTAATTTAACGTAATCAGAAACTTCATCTGAATCCATGAGTGTTCTATAATAATCATCTGAAAATATTCTAACAAAACCTCTATCAGTAACTTTACTTTTAACGTTGTCATTTGCGATTAAAACTATTTGATATTTATCATTGTCTTCTTTGACAGCATCATCAAACACTTGGTCTATTAGTCCTTTAGGTGTGATTTCATCTACTAATCGTAATAAATCTGCTCTATCTTTGCTTACACCTAACTTGTCCAAATTACCTTGTGCTTCAATTGGCATGTGTAAATTCTCTACTAACCATTTGTGATATTCAGGATAGTTTGTTTCTAGCCATGTTTCTTGTTCATCTAAAGAATCAAAGGCTGGTAATTCATCTGGTTTCTCACCAGTAAACGGTTGTCCCTCTCGACTAAGTATTTTACTTGCTTCAATCATTATAGGCTGTTGTTTTTTACCACCTAATGCTGGGTGGCCTTCTCTATAAATATCCGTTCTTTTATCATCATCTGCTTTAGGAAATCTATTACCTAAAACATCTCTCATCCCAACTATTCCAGCCCAAAGAACAAGGTCAGGGTTACCTAACACTCCTTTAGTTCTACTATACAAAGGCACTCCAGTTTCTAAATCATAATACGTTTTAGTTATAAAACGGGGTTTAAACACATGGTCTACAACACTTGTTGTTCTTCCAATAGTGGGGTCACCAAGAAGCCTATCTGTTCCCTTTGTCATATTATCGGGAAAGGCTTGTTGTGCTTTATATCCTAATTTTCCTAATGTCTCTAACCATAATGCTTGTGCTTCATCTTCGGTGCCAACCTCACGGCCAATACCTAATGCCTTAAGTAAAGCCTTCATTAACATACTCATATTATGACCTGTAAAATGTTTTTTTGCCCGTTCTTCCTACTGCGGGTTCTTGTTTCTTCTTAATATCCATAGAGTCTAATCTCTTGCGTAAAAATGCAGTTAGGTTTTCATCAGAATCCTTTAGTCCAGGATTTTGTTTTCTTAAAGATTTAACAATGTCTTGAATGCTAACCCACTCATCAGTTAAGAAAGAATCTATTTGTTTATCTAATGCATCGTAAAACTGTGGGCTTTTCTTTCCGTGTTTCTTTCTAAGATAATCTAAATGTTTCATATCATTAGGTTTTGCATACTTCTCAGCAAGCATTTCAAATTCCTTCATTTCTGAAGATTTAACTAAATCAAACCAAGTCATCGGCACCACCCATTTCTGCACATTTATCCCATGCTTCTACTATTTGTATCATGCCGGGAAAACCCATATCAGCAAACATTTCTATTTCTTTTCTTA